CTAACCCCGAGCTATTCTGCGCCGTCAACCTTAAGATCATGGCTAAGCTACCTGGAGGGGGAAACCTCAACAGGAGCCTTATACCGTTTAAGTGGAACAGGGCGCAGAAATACGCTCATGCGCGGCTTGAGGAGCAGAAGGCCAAAACGGGCAAAGTCCGGGCGTTAATTTTGAAAGGCCGTCAGCAGGGCATCTCCACATACGTCTCCGCGCGCTTCTACCACCGCGCCAGCCTGTTTAAGGGCACCTCAGTCTATATCCTGTCCCACGAGCAGAAATCGGGCCTCACGCTATTCAGCATGGCCTCGACATACCACAAGAAAAACTCACTAGCACCCCACACCTCAGTTGAAAATAAATCGGAGATGGAGTTTGACCGACTTAACAGCAAGTACGCCGTCGGCACCGCTGGGGAGAGTGAAGGCGGTCGTTCGCAAAATGCTACCCATTTTCACGGCAGTGAGGTTGCGTTCTGGCGTAACGCTACAGCCCATTTTGCCTCGTCCGTCCAGACAGTTGCTGACGCCCCTGGTACAGAGATTATCTTGGAGAGTACCGCCAACGGACCCTCTGGTGAGTTCTTTGAGAGATGGGAAAACGCGGTCAGAGGCGACGGCGATTACATCGCGATCTTTATCCCGTGGTTCTGGCAAGACGAGTACGCCCGCGAGGTAGACGAGACCTTTGAGTTGATGGACGACGGAAGCGACGATTTTCTGTCTGAGAAACAGTATTACGAGATGTTTGAGAGCGACGGCTGTACCCTCGGCCACATGGCCTGGAGGCGTGCTAAGATTAAAGAGCTAGGGTCACACGCAATCTTCGACCAGGAGTACCCTGGTACAGCGCATATGGCCTTTGTGACGACAGCCACCGACAACTTCATTAAGGCTTTACCCGTTCTCCAGGCACGTAAAAGAGAGCGCGAGGGCACAGGGCCTAGGATTATGGGCGTTGACCCCTCAGGGGCCTCAGGAAGCAAGGGAGACAGGTTCGCGGTCGCTATCCGCGAGGGCCTCAAGGTGACATCGCTGACATGGCGCACGGGCATGTCCACTATGGAGGGCTACAACTACGTCTCAGACCAGATAGAGCAGCATCAGCCGGACCGGGTTAACATAGACGCAGGGGGTATCGGCGCGTCGATCGTGTCGCTCCTCAAGGACAATTTGCCGCCTGACCAAGCCCGGCTCATCCATGCAGTCAACTTCGGCTCTCCGTCTCAGTTTATGAATATCCGCAAGCAGGCGCGCGGCTCTGGAGGCACGCACCATCCGGACCGCAAGCCCGGACCAATAAACCGCCGCGCCGAGATGCACATGCGTATGCGAGAGTGGCTCATGCTCCAAGAGGGGGCGGATCTGCCTGATCTGGACGAGCTACAGGGCGATCTTACAGCGACCAAACAACGCTATCGTTTAGACAACGATATACAGCTTGAGAGCAAGGAAGAGATGAGGTCACGTGGCGCTAAGTCGCCAGACCTTGCGGATGCTATTGCTTTGACCTTTGCTACGACAACCCATATACCTATGCGCAATAAAGGCGGTAAAGCCCCCACGTCGGCGCTCATTAACCCAGACACCGCGCGCAATGTCGCCCGCTCTGGCCAGACCTTCGGCAGCTATGGATGGATGACATGATCGACGGACCAAAATACGCCAAGACAGTTGTTGACGAGCTACGAGAAAAGAAAAAAGAACCGCCAGTTCCTGACGGGTTTGAGACGAAAGAAGAGTTCATCAAGTGGGCGATTGACACCTACGGCAAAGACTTGGATTCTGACAGGCTAAACCGCCAGCAGGCAATCCAGGACATGAAGTTTGTCGCCGGGGACCAGTGGGACGACCGCGTACTACAGCAACGTATAGCCGACCGTAAGCCCACACTAACGATGAACCGCCTCCCAGCGTTTGTTGGCCAGCTTATTGGCAACCGCCGCCTTAATGAAACTGAGGTAAAAGTCGTTCCCGACACAGGCGGAACAAAGGACGTTGCCCGTATTCGCGAAAGCTTAATCCGGTCCATTCAGAAAACATCGAACGCTAACTTTGCGTACAACAAAGCGGCAGAGAATCAGATCATATCGGGCGAAGGCAACTGGAAGATCGAAGTAGACTACGCGCACGACGACGTGTTCGAGCAAGACATCAAAATATGCGCAATTCCTAACCCGTTGTCGGTTGTATGGGATCGATCGGCACATGAGCCTACGGGCGCGGACGCGAAGCACGTCTTTGTGCTAGACGCTATTTCTCACCAAGATTTTAAGAAAGAGTACCCGTGGGCCAAAGGCAGTTCCACCGGCTCGGACATACGCTCCTACCTGACAGGTCAGGGGATTGAGAACAACTGGTTTGAGCAAGAGACGTACCGCCTGATCGAGTTTTGGAGGGTACTTTCACGCAAGCGAACGGTTGCCCTTCTAGAGTCCGACGTGGACCCATTTGCCGAGGCGCAGGTGGAGGACGTGACCGACCTGGAGCCAGAAGAGTATATCGATCGACTGGTCCTGGACAGCAGCGGTGTGCCTATCATGCGGGAAGTTGACCGTAAGTACGCCCAGATGTATCTCATGACCGCTACAGATATCCTCGAAGGCCCTTACGAGCTGCCCGTGCAGCGCGTGCCCGTAATCCGTTGCTGCGGCTGGGAGGTCAACGTTGGCGATAGTCGTCAGCGCTGGGGCTTAGTCCGCTTTCTGAAAGACCCGCAGCGCCTACACAACTACTGGCGTTCGACCATTGCCGAGAAGCTTATGATGGCTCCAAAGGGCAACTGGATTGCGGCTGATAAGTCCGTAGAAGGCCGAGAGAACGAGTGGCGCAACAGCCACATATCTAACGACCCTCTGCTCACGTATAACAGCGAGGAAGGTCCGCCGCCGCAGCGCGTACCTCCTGTCCCAATGGAGCCAGCTCTCGTCGAACAGGCGGGCATGGCCAGTCAGGATTTACATGATATTTCTAACCTTCATCAAGCAAGTCTTGGTCAGCAGAGCAATGAGGTTTCTGGCCAGGCGATTATGGCTCGTCAGAGAGTTGGAGAGACGGGTACTGCAATTTACGAGACGAACCTACAGCTTTCTATCGAAGAGACTGGCAAAGTGCTTAACCAGCTTATTCCCCTCGTTTATGACACGCCTAGAACGATTAAAATCATGGGTCCAGAGGCTGAGAAAGTCTCCACCGCCCTGATTAACGACACGACCAACTCAGAGAGCGTTGACATCACCCTTGGGCGCTACAGCATCACGTCCTCCACTGGACCCAGCTATGTCACCAAACGCGTTGAGGCCGGGGCGTCTATGCTCAACATGGTTAATGCAGCGCCTCAGGCTATGCAGGTTGCTCTGGACAAAATCGTTGAGGCACAGGATTGGCCCGGCGCGGACGCTATTGCTGCGCGTCTGCGTACACAGCTTCCCCCAGGCGTTGTCCAGGCCAACGAGATGACCGACGAGGAGAAGCAGGCCCAAGTTGCTGCTCAAGAGGCTCAGCAGGCTCAGCAGGCCCGCGATGACGCTATGCTAGGCGCTCAGGTCAACGAGAAGAACGCACGTGCAGAGCAGGCTTTGGCCCTCGCGCAGCAAGCAATCGCCAACTCGGCCAAGATGATGTCCGAAGTTGGAGTGAAAGCGGCAGACGTTGCCGCAAGTGTAGAAGACGCCGAGACCAAACGGTTCTACGAGGCCGTTGGCATCTACCAGGACTTCCTAGCCACACAAAAGCAAAGTGACCAAAATGACAGACCAGACCAAGCAGACGCCTAGCAGCAACCCTCTCGAAGCAGAGGCAGACCACACTAAGTTTAAAGTCGTAGAGCAGTCCGATGAGGCACAGCGGAATGCCCGATCGAGAGATGCGGACAATAGCGATAAAGCAGCCGACGACACCGCGTCAGATGAAAGCATTATTGCTGATCTGGTGGACAGTGACGACACGATCGACGACTTGGACGATATCCTCCATGACGACCTAGAGGACGGCGATCTAAAAGATGATGATGACGACCTAGAGGACAATGATGACGACCTAGAGGACGGCGACCTAAAAGATGATGACGAGCCAGACGAGGACGGTAAAAGCCGCAAAAAGAAAGGCTCCACTCAGCAGAGGATGAACCAACTTCTCCGCGAACGCAGAGAAGCCAAGCAGGAAGCTAAGCTTGAGCGAGAGGCCCGTACAGCCCTCGAAGCACGCCTTGCAGCGCTTGAGGAAAAGTTGACACAGCCGGAAGCCGCTGATACGTCTAAGGACGACGCCAAGGAACTTGTCGAGCCTAATCCCGACGATTTTCAATATGGCGAACTTGATACGGAGTACACAAAAGCACTCCGCGCCTATGACCGAGACTTAGTACGGCAGGAGCTTCTAGGCCGTCTTGACAAAGACAAAGCTACGGAAGACGAAGCCCGGCAGCAAAAAGCCGCTGAGCAAAAAGCTCAGGAAATTGCTACGCAGTATTCTACCACGCTAGATAGAGGCACCGCAAATTACGACGACTTCCAAGAAGTTGTTGTCGATGCTGCAGACAAAGGAAAATATGCTTTGTCTGAAACCGTAGCGATGGCGGCACTGCGGTCAGAAGTAGGAGATCGTGTACTTTACACGTTAGCCAAGAACCCAAAGATGGCACAAAGCATAGCTTCAATGGTTACGCAGGACGCCGACGGGAACAAAGTTGACGACGTAAAACGCCAAACTGAGGCCTTCGCCAGACTTGAGCGCCGATTTTCGAAAGAATCCTCTAAAGGAAGCAGAAGGGCGAGTAAGGCTCCTCAGCCGCCGCGACGGAAGTCTCGTGGCACAAGTGGCAAAAATAGGGCCGACCCCGCTAATGCGAATGACTTCCTTGCACTAGAAAAAGCCTATAACTCAGGCGAACTAAATTAGAGGATTACCCAAATGGCTAACCAGTTTCTCAATGCAACCGAGTACGCGAACGCGTTCCTCGTCTTGCTGAAAAACCAACTGGTCGCGGCAAAGCTCGTGACTGGTGAATTTCGTGATGAAGTGACTGACGAAAATGGTCTCTCCGTCAACATTAAACGTCCACCCCGCTTTATTGCTAACGACGGCGCAGCTCTCGCAGCTCAAGACATCGTAACTGGCTCTACCAACGTCCGCGTTGACCAGTACAAGAACGTCCACGTTTCCGTTGGCGATCTTGAGTACGTCCAGTCTTTCAACGAGCTGATCAAGAACGAAACCTTGAAGTCTGCCGCGTCCGAATTGGCGCATACGATCGACGGCGCTATCCTGAACGAGATGAAGTTCTTTCACTCTTCGGTCGGTACTCCGGGCAATGTGATCGGAACACCGCAGCAGTTCAACGCCGCGCATACGCGTTTGATGAACCAAGCGGTCCCTAACGAGAGCATCAACGCTATTGTGTCCTTCGATGACGGCGCAGCAATTCGCGGCTCCCTAATCGGCGGGGATATCCCGGGCATCAACCGGACCGCACTTGAGCGCGTCCGCATCCCTCTCATCTCCGAGATTGACTTGTACGCATCCAACAACCTTCGTTCGGTTGTCTCTGGTACGCGGACAGGGGGCACAGGCCCAGCGGTCAATGGCGCAAGTCAGAACGTCAACTATCGCGCCGTGAAAGACACAAACGTTCAGACACTGAATGTGGACGGCCTAGGTGCGAACGCGACTGTTGCGCAAGGTGACATCTTCACCATTGCTGGCGTCTTTGCGATTAACCCGCGCAGCCGCGAAGTTCTGCCTTACCTACAGCAGTTTGTTGTCATGGCAGACGCTACGGCATCGGGTGCAGGCGCAGCAGCCCTCACAGTGTCTATGCCTATCATCGTACCTGGCACCAATGACGGCACGAGTACAGTTGCCAATACGGCCTTTGCGACGGTCTCCGCCGCCCCTGCCGACAACGCAGCTATCCAGTTCTACGCCGGAGCAAACGCAAGAGTTCCCGTCCGCGCAGCCTTCCATCGCCGGGCAATCTCTCTCGTATCTGCAAGACTGGCAATGCCATTTACAGGCGAGGCGTCCTTTGTGACCGACCCTGATACTGGCGTGTCTGTTCGCTACTGGCGCGGCTCTGATATCCAGACAGGTGCCCACATCCACCGCTTCGATACGATCTACGGCGTAGATAATATCCAGCCAATGCTAGGCGTCCGTGTAAACGGCTCCTAACAACCTACAGGGAGAGGAGACCCCAAGCTCCTCTCCCTAACTTCTTAACCTGGAGCATAGCTATGGAAGTTGACAAAACAATAGAGTGGCCGTCCATGTGGTATCACCCAGCATCGGGTGAGTACGTGATCTGCGAAAAAGCAGACGAAGTTCCTGACGGATATGTAGACAACCTATCAAAGGTCGGAAAGGACCAGGAAGATGATGAAAAATCCAAGCCAAACCCAAACCCAAGAGCGAAAGCCAACGCAGCGAAGCGTCGCGCAAGAAGCAGCAATCGCAAAGCAGGGAATGATGAACCCACCGGGAACGGAAAAGTCAATGCCAAAGGGCGGAAAGTAGTCACCCTTGACGACTTAGAAACTACACGCGAAGACGTGATTGAGTTTCTAGCCGAAGAAGGCATCGACTATGACGACAAAATGACCGACGACGAGCTAGCCACTTTGGCAAGCGCAAACATCAAGGACTAGAGACATGGCGACGGGAAGCGAACTAGTTCTAGAGGCGTACCGCGAGGGCAACCTTATTGGGCCAAACGCTTCCCTCACCTTAGCACAGGCCAACGAGGGCCTTATTGCGCTCAACAACTTCCTAGAGACCCTCTACGGGTACGAGCTAGGAGACTTTGCAGGCGATTGGGCAATTCCGCCGCTCAACACGGCGCAGGTCCAGGGCAGGTTCCCCCTCTACCCTACCAATCTGTCCCCCAATAATAGCAACATATACTTGAACCCGCCACCTAATGCGCGGCTCCTGATAAACTCAGACCAGAACATCACAGTCACGTTTCCGCAGTCGCCCGACGATGGCGCGCGAATGGCTCTGGTTGGTCTCGGCCCATCCACGGGCGTCATCACTTTCCTTGGCAATGGACGCACCATTGAGGGCAGCTTTACGCTCTCCGGCACCATGACCAATCTGACAGGCCGCAGGTACTTCTACCGCGCTGACATGGGCGACTGGACCCTGCTTGCACCTGTCACCGCTGACAGCTCTCCAATCCTCCCACGGGCCTATGACGACTTCCTCGCTCTAGGCATCCTAGACCGCCTATCGAGCCGCTTGGGTCGTCAGCTTACGACGAACCAATCCATGCGTTATAGGACCGCTATGGGCCGTCTACGGGCGCAGTTTAGGCAGCGCCGCGGTTGGCCAGTGGAGCAGTATGACACCCTCAGCACGCCTGCAGCAGACTTCCAGTATGGAGGCAACACCACGGGCCTCTTTGGTGGAGGCTCTGCCTAATGGTCGGCGTCCCTCTAGGGTTTCAGTCCTACAAGCGGCAGTATGGCCAGGAGCCAGAAATCCGTCTTGTGAACCGCTTTATCGAGGAAGACCCAACGAACCAGGTTGAGAAGATCAGCTTGCTATCTCGTCCAGGGACAACCGCGTTCGGCGGAGCAGGCTCAGGCCCAATCACCGCGCTGGCGCACCAGCAAGGCGTGTTCAACGATGATCTGTTCTACGTCTCCGGCGACGCGGTGTTTAGATGGGACGGCGTTAACGCGCCGATCGGCCTTCTCGGCAGTGTGGCTACCGACACTATTCAGGCAACAACCTTTGTCGCAGGCCCGGGCTACGAGCACTTTTTCATCGCCGACGGCATCTCCCTGAAATACTATGACGGCCCAGCCGCAGCGACGGCCACCCTCACAGTGACCCCAGCATCCCCGCCAGACATCGTGGCCACTGACACTGTGACTATCGCAGGTGTCTACTACGAGTGGACGGCAGGCTCCGTGGACGCAGGAACGCCTGCAGGCACTATGGCAGCCCCGTGGCTTGTGGTGCTAGGCGCTGACGACGAAGTGTCCCTGACCAACATGGCAGCAGCTATCAACGCCTCAGGCATTGCTGGAACGACGTACTCTACCGCTCTTGCGCAGAACACAGCCGTTGAGGCCCCAGCAACTACGCCGACATCTCTGTCAGTTCGTGCCCGCGTGCGTGGCACTGGAGGCAACGCGATTACTCTTGCTGAGACAGGCGCTAACATAGCCTGGGGCAGCGCGACACTTGCAGGGGGCGGCAACCAGCAGCTCAACCAGATAATCACACCTGACGACGTGGGCATGGTCTCTCTAGCGACGCTAGCGAGTTTTGTTGTCGCCGTCGTATCTAACTCCCAAAGGTTCTACTTTATCCGGCCCGGTGAGGTGACGATCGACCCGATCGACTTTGCCGAGGCAGAGAGCGAGCCTGACGAGCTGATCGACGTGACGAGGGTAGGAGACGCACTGTACTTCTTCGGTCAGTCGTCCACGGAAGTCTGGTATGCGTCAGCAGACCCTCTTCTCCCGTTCCTTCGGCAGCAGGGGCTTGCATTCAGCCAAGGCATTCGGCCTGGGACGTTTGCACAGCTCCGTAATACGGCCTTCGTTGTGGGCGAAGACAAGATAGTCTATAAGGTCGCTAACGGGAATTTTCAGAGAATATCAACACACGGCATTGAGGAGCGCATCCGCTTAGGCCTCGCCGCACAACCATAGGAACGAGACATGGCAGAGCTTTGGAAAGATGGGTTCGACCACTACGGCGCAGGCTCGTCTGGTAGAACTGTAATGCTTGAGGGCGTGTACGCCCAAGTCGGCTCCGAGGTGAACCCAGCAGCTCCAGTAATCCCATCATTCGGTGCGAGAACGGGCCTTCACGCCCTAGAGGTGAACGGCTCTGCCACCCTGTCAGACACTGCCGCTAGGCGCGTTCTGCCCTCGACTGAATCCGAGGTGTTCATCTCCCATGCTTTCCGCATAGAGACACTCCCTAACGCAGGCGTCGCAACGATGGCAGGCGCTGCAGATGTGAGCAACAACCCGCGTGTGACGATGATGGTAGGGACGACTGGAGAGGTCATAGTACGCGGCCCTGGCACACGTATCACCAACGATAGCGGAGCGTACACTGCGCCACTGCTCGGCCAGTCAACAGGGCCAGTCATCGAAGCAGGCACATGGCACCATGTCGAGGTGCGGATTGTTCGCGACGACAGCGCCGGGATAGTTGAGGTCCGTGTGGACGGACTAACCGTCTTGAACCTAACCGCACTAGACCTAGGTGCTACGGATATTGCGCAGATAACTTTTGGTCCGCTGGCAAAGCAGCCCTTAGGCTCTGGCATCTCCAAAATCTATTTTGACGACGTGATTGTCCGAGACGCCTCAGGGTCCGTAAACAACGGGTTCGAGGGCGATCTACGCGTCGCAACACTGCCTGTAATCGCTAACGGAGCGAACCAGGGCTGGACAGCGAGGACTATTCAGAAGCTGGGTACAGGTGTCTTAAGCACGTTTGACAGCGCCCGCGACGCAGCCGTCTTGTTTGACGATGCAGCCGAGTTCGACCTGACAGACGGCGACTTCTGCATTGAGGGCTTCTGGCGCTTTGCAGAGGCACTCAACACGACCCAGCAAAGGGTCTTGGCCAGCAAGTACCAGACAACCCTCAACCAGCGCTCCTGGAGGCTCCTGCAGAATGGCCCTGACGGCGGCGGCAACATCGTGTTCCAGGTCAGTACAGACGGCTCTGCAGCGACCGCAGCCAATGTCCACTCACCTGCCTGGGTGCCGGAGGTCAACCGCTGGTACCATATCGCTGTGACGCGCGCTGGGACTACCAGCCGCCTCTTCATCGACGGTGTACAGCTTGGAGCTGACCAGACAGACAGCCGCTCATACGCGGAGACAGTGGCCAGCCTCGCCATTAACGGGCAGGCAGCCAGCGCCAACTCCGCAGTAGACGACCTTGGCGTCACGGGATGGGCAGACGGCTTCCGCATGACCGTGGGCGCAGCGCGATATACTGGCGACTTTGTGCCCCCAGCAGACGTGCTTCCAAGCACTTTGGTCGGAGACGCTCTGTACAACCAGGTTGCGTTGCTTTTGAACTTTGACGGCGACATCAACTTTGACCAGTCTGTCAACAATTTCACGCCGGACCTGTTAGCAGATGCTATCCTCCTCACACCAAACGATGGGCTTGCCTTCCAGAACATCGACGACCTGACGCCGGAGGACAACGACTTCATCCTGGCAGAACTGCTCGCCGCGATCGGCGTGCTAACCATGCCTACTCTGCCCGTTGACGCTAGCGAAGTCGTTCTCGGCTCGGTGACATATACCTTCGTCGATACTCTAGCCAGCGCCAACGACGTACTCATTGGGGCCGATGCACAGACCAGCCTAAATAACCTCCTGGCTGCCGTCAACGCGGACCCAGGCGAAGGCACGGTCTATGGGACTGGAACGGTCATAAACCCCAACGCATTGTTTACCTCGGTGGTGGCTGGGCAGCTTGTCGCCCGCGCCCGCGTACCAGGCGCAGCAGGCAACTCTATCGCGTCCACAACAGATGTTGTCGGAGCCACCTGGGCAGGCACAACTCTTGCTGGAGGGGTGGACATTCCGCCGAACTCCGAGTTCACAGTTGGCAGGCTTCCTGCAGAGGTCACAGGCGTTCGGTCTCTGTCAGTGGTCGGCAGGCTGTTCAAGACAGATGCTGGAACGTCAGAAGTCACCATGTCGTTTGTCACGCAAGGCGGCTCAGTCGCTGCGGGCACGGCACGTGCGGTCACAACGGCCCCCAGATACTACGAGGACATCTTCGAGCAAGACCCATCCACCCTCGGCAGCCTGACACCCGCGTCGGTGCTCAACGCCCGCATCAGGGTTAACCGCACTACCTAAGGGAGCGATATGACTGCAGCATCCACACAGTCGGTCCTCCTTGCGTCCACAACCGGGGAGGCCGTCCCAGCTCTAACACAGGCGGCGATGCTCGTTGCCTATGGGCCTCCTGCGACTGAGGGCGTGGCTGCGTCTCAGGCGCTCATCCTGGCAGCTATGGAAGGCAGACCATTGCCCGCAGCATCTCAACTCGCACTTCTCGTCGCTTTCCGAACTGGAGGGACGGAGAACCGGAACAACAGAGCCTGGTCTTTCGACATGGACGGCCACTCATTCTACGTCCTCACGATCGGCGAAGAAGGCACGTACCTGTACGACGAACTTACAGGCCAGTGGAGCAGGTGGCGTACTACGGGCCTCACAAGCTGGAACATGGAGTACGGCTTGGTCTGGAAGGACAAGATCATCGCGGCAGACCAGTCCAACCCAGTGATATGGGCAGTGAAGTTTGACGGCTTCCTAGATGACGACTTCAAGCCGATTACCCGCGTCGTTACCGGAGCGCTATCGTCGCGTAATAGGGACTTCGTTGGCGTCTATGGGTTCCGCCTCACCGCGAGCGTCGGCCAACCTAGTGAAGTCGATGCTACAATCAGCTTAAGGTACAGCGACGATCAAGGACGTACCTTCATCCAGTCTAACGAGTTCATCGTCGCAGCGGGCGAGACTAAGCAGGAGCTGACATGGCTCTCCCTCGGTCTTGTCGAGCCTCCGGTCAAGGTGTTCGAGATAACGGACACAGGCGCGCTGGTACGCCTCTCAGGGGCGGACGCAGACATAGACGAGCAGGGATAGGCTTATGGTCAAAATCCCGCAGCCCACATCACCTCTCCAGTCCACCTCCGCTATTGTGGATGAGACAGGCAGGCCGACGCCATACTTTCTCCGGCAGTGGCTTGCTCAGCGCGGTATAAACGCGACCAGTGAAGAGATTATAGAACTGCTTGGTGTGTTAGAGGCGCAGGTCGGAGCCAACACAACCAACATCACCAATCTCCTAGCCCGCATCCTTACAGCAGGCGTCGGCCTAAACGGCGGTGGCGATCTATCAGCCGACCGAACGTTCAACTTAGCTGACACGGCAGTTACCCCTGCCACATACGGCGACGCGACCAACTCCCCCCAGCTCACGATCGACCAGCAGGGCCGCGTCACCGCTGCGGCCAACATCCCTATCTCAGGCGGCGGAGGGGGTGGCGGCCCAACATGGCTATGGCCAGCCGGGGTTTCAGATTCATCTGTCAACACAGCGTCGGACCCTTTCAAGGGCGTGGCTCTCCAGTTCTACGAGGACGTGGAGTTTACCGCGCTCGGCTGCCTATTCCAGTCTGTTAGCGGGCAAGTGTACCGCGCTGGCATATACAGGCTAATAGGCGGTACAGGAGAGATTGACGAAGTAACAGGCGTTAGCGCCGACTTCACCGAGACCGTGACGAACACGCGGGCGCAGCGCCGCCTGGACTTCCCTTCCCCAGTGACATGTGTCGCAGGCACGAGGTACGCCTTCCTGTTCGGCAGAACTGACGGAGGCATAAACGATATTCTCCGCATATCCTTTGTCAACTTGGGCGGCACGAACGCATACCCTACCCTCCCGCAGGATTACTTCGCCAACGGCGTTACCAACGTGAAGTCTATTGTTGGCTCCCCGACCAACGACCCAGATGTCGGTACTGTTCTGAACATCATCGGCACAGGCACAATATACGGCATTGGGCTTAGATATCAGGTGCTCTAGTATGCTCCACACTCCCTCAACCGACTTACTCAACAAAGCTGTTAACAGGCCCGAATGTAGAGAAGCGTTCTGCATTCCAGACGAGATATACCTCCGACTGGACACGTACTACAGCAAGCCTCGCAACCTCGCTTTCCTGGACGACAACGGCCTTATGCTGTTCGGGCATGTCAAAGACGACGAGTACGAAGTCCATTTTGCGTTCCATAAAAGTGGGCCTCCAGCTTTCCATAGCGCCAGGCAGATGCTAGACCTTATGTTTACAAGCTATGGGGCGCATGCTATCAAAGGACACCCGCCCCGCGTCAATCGCGCAGTCCGTCACCTTGGCGTGGCTCTCGGATTTAGCAAAATCCCTGGCACAATGCACACAGACCTGCACGGCAGGACGTGTGACACTTATCAGCTTAGGAGCGACGAATGGGCGGAATCATCAGTGGTGTAATCGGAGGTGTGCTGGGCAATAAGTCTGGCAAGCGCGAGGCCCAAGCAATCCGCGAAAGCGGGCAAATGGCAGTGGACCAGCTCCAGCCATTCGTTGACCCAGCAGTCGAGGCCAATTCGGCGATCATGGGCGCGCTGGGCCAGCCTGGCTCTCCTGACCAGACGGCGCAGTTCCAGAACTTCTTAAGCAGCACGGGCTTCCAAGAGCAGCTCCGGCAGGGAGGTAACGCGATCACGACCAACGCAGGCGCTAGAGGCATGTTGAACAGCGGCGCGACACTGCAGAGACTGCAGGAGCTGGGCCAGAACCAGGCGCAGGGCAGCTTCAACAACTTCTTAAGTCAGCTTGGCGGCGTAGCCAATCGCGGCGCAGGCGCTGCAGGCGCATCGGCCAATATCCTAAACCAGTCAGGGCAAGCTGCAGCAGGCGCACGTGCAGGCGCATCCAACGCACTCCAGTCTGGTATTGGCCAGGCGGTGCAGGGCGGGATAAGGGCCATAGGAGGGGCGTTCTAACATGGTCAACCCATTCCAAAGGGGGCAAGCGTTCGAGCAGCAGCGCGTCGCTAACGAGGTCAACAACACGGGCGCGATCAACCGCGAGAACGCTCTTGCAGAGCTACAGCAGACTATGGGTCCGGGCATCCGCGCGGCAGGCGAGGTGGCAGCTTTAGAAGGCTCCGCGCGGGCAGATACGCGCCTGGCGTCCGACATACAGCAGCGCGAAGTTGTCAACAAACGCGCTATGGAGGAGCAGCAGCGCCAGTCCCAGGACGACCAGCTCCGCCGCCAGACTATCGCAGGGCAGCGCGCCGTCGGGCTTATGCGCTCCGGCCTATCACGTGGGCGCTCTCCGCAAGAGATCATGACGAGGCTCGGCCCGTCCCTCCAAGCGCTCGGCGTGCAGCCTGACGACTTCGAGGGTCTACAGGACATCCTCACCAACAACCCGGACGCGCTGGACGACATCGACGCTGCGCTTAAGGCGCAGACGACCACCACGCGCAGGCTGGTAGGCAACCCCGTTGAGGTCCGCCTGGCAGATGGGTCTACGGGCCTACAGCGCACGTTCACAGACGGAACCACTGAGTTCGAGCCAGGGGCGGCGATCATAAGCAACGACCTAGCACGCGGCAGGCTTGACGCCGCTCAGGAAAGCCAAGAGATTAGACAGACTGACAGTGGACGCAAGCTGCTTAAGGACAATCGCGCAGAGCTTGAGAAGATACAGGAAGAGCGCGCATTCAACGAGACAACGATCAACGCGGCAGAGACGGTAGTACGAGATATTGGGGCTATCCAAGACATCGCACAAACCGCGTCCGAGTTCGAGGGTAACTCCTTGTCTGAGGCTCTAAGACGCGCCGTTGGTGCCCGCGTCCTGTCCACTGACGCTAACTCAGTAAACCAGCTCCTGGACAGTGTGAAGTCCAACATCGGTATTGACAGCCTGCTCCGTATTAAGCGGTCTGGGTCTGGCCTGGGACAAGTTCCGCAGAGCCAGTTGGAGACCTTACAGGGCCTCCTAGGCAAGCTGGACATCACCCGCGATCCCAAGCTATTGATGCGTGACCTAAACGACATCGACAACCTATACGGGGATATCATCAGCAAGGCAGGCGAGGACATTGACCGCTTGAACCAACGCGAAGACCGTCTGCTCAACCGTCGTGAAGGTATCGAAGGACGCACCTTTGGGGAACGCCAAGAGCAGGCCGCTCAAGACCTTCAAGCGCTGAGCGACGAAGACCTGGCTCGTATGTTACAGGAGATGTCCGGTGAGTAGTTTTTCCCGTGAGCAACTCTTGGCGGAACAGGCTCGTCGTCAGGGCGGGGCGCAGCCTGGAGGGTTCTCGCTTGAGCAGCTCCAGGCCGAGCAGAGCCGTCGACAACAGTCTGCGCCCCAACCAGCACAGCCCCAGCAGGCTCAACCTCAGCAGGCTCAACCTCAGCAAGCCCAGCAGCCGGAACAGATCGAGGCCGCTAACCCGCGTGACACTCTACCGCAGATGATTGGCGGCGTGGAGCTGGACGACGCATTGCGCGACCAGATCATCGAAGCGCAGCAGATCGAAGACCCTAAGGCCCGCCGCAAGGCAGCCGCCCGCATCACAGGGCAGCTCCAGGCAAAGGGCATGAAGGGCAACTCTCAGGGCCTAACAGCTCTGCGCAGCATTGGCGCTGGGCTGTTCGGTCTGGGGGACATCGCTGCAACAGGGGGTCAGCTCCTTGGCCAGGCGTTCGACGGCCAGGAGGGCGGTATGTCCTTCGGCGAGGCCCTCGAACTGCAGCGCGGTGTGCGGGAGGGGATGGAGAGCATCAACCCAACTACAGCAGTGGTCTCCGAGGTTGGTGGCGCACTTGCAGGGGGCGGCGGCGCACTCAAGCTACTAAGTCGGTTCTCCAAAGGCTCCAAGCCACTTAAGCGTATCGCTGACTTCTTCTCCCTCCAGAAGGGGCAGAAGCTTGGCAACACTGCACGCCTTGCAGGGGTAGGCGGCGCTGCAGGCGGCGTGACTGAGGCTATCCTAACCGGAGACGGTGAGAAGGCTCTCCAGGGCGCAGCATTCGGCGCTGGTGGTGGTTTAGCGGGGGTCGCCTTGGCGAAGGGCGTTGGCCTTGCTGCGAACGTCACCAAGAACGCCGTCCGTGCCGTCCGTGAAGACCCTCAGGCAAAAGGTCTGCGGACCCTGGCTAAGAGGCTGGGTGTACCGGAGGACGAGATAATCGAGAGCTACCTCCAGCTCCAAGCTGTGACGGGCAAGCCCCCAACTATGGCTGAGCTGGCCTCTCCTCAAGCACGCGCTGAGCTGCGAGAGCTTATTGCAGCATCCCCGTCAGCTACGCGGATTGCGCAGGAGGGCGCAGATCGTGCTCTGTCTACGCGGTCAGGTGAAGTGGCCGACCAGCTTGCAGGCCGTGGCAGGATAACATCCACGACCGAGCAGAGAGCAGCGCGTAAAGCGCGAGGCGACGCTCAGTTTACAGCCGTGCGGGAACAGCCTGTCACCTTCGCAGACGAGCAGGTCAAGAGCATCCTAGACCAGCCGCAGTTCATGGGCGGTCTGACGCCTAATCTACGCCAGCAAGTGCGCGGGCTGATCAATGAGGCTGGTGAGGGTGGGGACGTTGTTCTGCCGACGGGCCTTGTAGACGACATGCGTCAAGCACTGAACAAGCGCGCCGGACCGAACCCATCGGGCGACAACCTCACATTCCGCCAGCTAGCAGACGACCTTACAGAGTTCGCCTCTGACCAGGTGCCTGAGTTCGCAGAGGCTATCGCTGATTCTGCACGCGGCGCTCAGAGAGTGGACGGAGTAGCTCTAGGCCGTACAGCTCTAAACTCGAATCAAACACGTGAGTTCGTTGACGAGGTAGGGCAGCGCGCAGGGGCCAGCGACTTCTTCGGCATTGGTGCCCGTGAGGGTGCCCGTACAGCCGTGACAGATGCGGCCAGGGAGGGTGTTCAAGGCAGCCGCCAGACCCTCGCCCGCTTGAAGGACGATACAGGCCTCATAGAGCGTCTCCGGTCCGTTATGTCTAGGGGGGAGGTAGACCGCCTCCAGAACATCGCCAGGCTCCAGAGCGACGCGATCGACGGCATCCAAGGTATAGCCCCTCCTACCCAGGCTCAGTTGGACGACGCGATGAAGGGAGCAGTTGGCGCATTGGCCGACGCGGCGGTTGTCGCATCCCCCTCCACATCGTCAGCCTCTAAGGTGTTCTCAGTCTCCCGTGCGATCAAGCGCATCATCCCAGGTGGTGGGCCGTCGGACCGCGTACTGGAGAACATCTCCCGCGATCTGTTCGACCCAGAGCAGACCCAGAAAGCGATCAACGCCTTGCGCAAGCTGCAGGTGCAAGACGCAGACATTATCGACATCATGTCCGCTGCAGCCGCAGGCGGGACAATCAGTGCAGGTGAGTAAGTAGACTATGGACCATACTCCGCAGCAGGCTTCTAAGCATCGTGTGGAGGGCCACCTTCAGACAGTAATACTCGCCCTTATGGTGCCCTTCCTAGGATGGATGGGCGTCACGGTCCACACGACCGCAGTAGGTATGGGCGTCACAGGCATGCTCGTAGGGCAGTTGGTGAAGCAGACCGACAAGGACGCTACCCAGGTCAGCCAGGCCCTGGGGATGATACGCCTGGATATCCGCGCACTCAAAGAAGACGACAACGCTCAGCGCATCGCACGCGTTAAGATCATAGAACGCTTGAACACAATTGAAAAAAAGGTTGACGCCAATGCAGTTAACTAAGCACTTCACCCTGGCGGAGCTGACCAAGAGCGGCACTGCTATGCGCCTGGGGATAGACAACACACCGGACAAGGTGGTGATCGAAAACCTAAAGCGGCTGGCAGTAAACATCCTAGAGCCTGTCCGCGCCCACTTCGGCACACCATTCTCCCCCTCCAGTACCTACCGCAGCTCAGAGCTGAATAAGGCCGTAGGAGGCGCAGCGACAAGCCAGCATATGGCGGGCAACGCCACTGACTTTGAGGTGCCAGGCATACCCAACTTTGAGCTGGCGTCCTACATTCGAGACACGCTGTTCTTCGACCAGCTCATCTTGGAGTTCCCCTCCGCGGCGAACCCAATGGCAGGCTGGGTACACTGCAGTTTTGTCCCCGTTGAGCTGCTCCGCCACGAGGCCTTGACCGCTGTGAAGCGGGACGGCAGGACGCAGTATCTTAAGGGACTGCTCAAGGAATGACAGAGGGGAGTGACCCCCCTGACGGGTTTCGTTGGCGAAACCGCCGACGCATGGTGTGGCTGGTGGTCCTGTTTTGCTTGGTCGCAATCGGGTTCATCATCTGGGAGGGCGGCGACGACACAACCCGCACGACGGCGTTGTCCTCCCTTTCACTTCTCCTGACAGGTGTGGTATCATCCTACGTATTCGGCGCGGTGTGGGATGATAAGGGCAAATAGACATGGGCCTACGGACGTATATCGCGGCAGGCGCTACAGCCCTGTTCCTCGCTCTAGGCGTCACAACCTTCCTCCTCGGCAGAGCCTACCTTGCAGAGAGGGACACAACCGCGAAGCTGGAGCAGGCCGCAGAAATAAACAAGCTCACCCAGCAGCTCAAGGACCAACAGCAGCAGGCCCTAACGATCGTTAGGGAGACCTACGACGGTCAGATCAGCGCGGCAGACCGCAGACACACTCAGGAGATAAACGATGTCACACGCCAGCTTGTGGACGCGCGCCGGGCAGCAGTGCAGGAGCCTATCCACTTCGGTGATGATCTTATGCGCGGCTTCCTTCGCGTTGACTGCGTGTGGAGCCTGGGGGCAGAAGCTCTTAGTCCAGAAGGCCGAGCCTCCTGTGATCGTCAAGCGGCCACTTCCGACCCCGCCAGGGCGGGCTTTTCCGTACTTACCCCCAGCTTCCTACGAGCCTGGTCTGACGCCTGTGAGCAGTACCCCAGAGCCGCTGCAGGGTCCGCAGCCGGAGAGACCGGAGACCTCGCCTACACCTTAGAGGAATGGGCTATAGAGTTCGGCAACTTCGACCCATCCCTCTGTTCTGAGAGCCTAGTGGTGATGACGCCGGAGGCGGCGCTGTACTTCCGGTTGTTCCTGGAGAACGGCAGCCGATACACCCTGGACTTGCTCCGCTATGTGAGCGAACAGAACGAGGTGCTAGACCTTCTGCAAAGAAAAGGCCCCACACCGAACTAACGATGCAGGGCCAGGTGCTGCCTGCGTGACAGAGACTTATTTACTCATGATACCATAAGCTTGAGCCAGAGCAAGAACGTCTTGCGGGGTTAGCTTCGTGTCGGTCATGCGGGCTTTGATAAGAGCTGCAACGTCAACGGGGTCACTAGATGACGCTGGCGCAGTCTTCGCAGGTGCGCGCTTACGAGGGGCAGCCTTCTTAGGAGCTGGCTCTTCGTCCTCCTCATCTTCGTCCTCATCTTCGTCCTCACCCTCACCCTCACCAAGAGCCTCTTGTACGGCCTTAGAGAACTGACGCTTGGCCCGGCGAGTGACGGGTTCCTCATCTTCCTCATCTTCGTCCTCATCTTCGTCCTCAGGCTCTTCCTGCTTTAGCTTAGCCTTCGTCGCTGAGCGGCTGGAGCGGCGGCGAGGAGCTGGCTCTTCGTCCTCATCTTCGTCCTCATCTTCCTCGACAGGAGCAGCAGCACGGGTACGTGTGCGGCTTTTACGGCGAGGGGCCGGAGCTTCATCTTCGTCCTCTTCTTCGATTTCGTCGATGTAGTCCTCGACCGAGGATTCTTGTACTTTTGACTTCGTTGATAAACGTCTACGTGCCATGATGTTTTCCTTAGTATCATGTCCATCTATCGGAGATGGGGCCGTTTTACCGTCGCGGTAAATCTCTGCGTTCAAGGCGAGGAGAAGTGCGTTCTGCGTCCCGCCTTTCGCGTAAACTGAATCCTCTAAAACGCGCTCATCGATAGTGTTCTCCACAACGAAAATGTGGTTGAACACACGGGCCTGGGTGTTGCCCTGGCGAAATATGCGTTTTATAAACTGGTCGTAGTTCTCATAGTCCCAGGTCATGGAGAACTGCGCTATGTGGCAGGCCTGGCCCTTCTGTAAGTTCAGTCCGTGAGCGACCGATGCAGGGTGTGCAAACAGGATTGGGTATTTGTTGGCGTTCCAGTCCGCCTCAATCTGCATGGACTGCTTCTCACCAACGCCCTTCCCGATATGGGGTGTGCTCTCACCGAACGCCGCCTTGAGCCTGTCCAGATCATGGTTAAACTCGTAGGCCACCAGCAGAGGCGTTCCCTGCAGCTCCTCCACCAGCTCCTTAAGCGCATCGATCTTAGCGTCATGCAGGTGTTGGACAGTCCGCTCCTCTAGCACACCGTCTCCGGCGTAGACAGCGCCATTGGCCATCTGCTTGAGCTTGGAGTACACCCCAGCGGCATTGGCTGCTTCGACGACCCCACCAGGCAGGTCCGCGACCATATCCTTCTTCATCTTCATATAGACCTTACGGGCCTTAGGGGGCATGGTGATGACACGTATGTCCTCCACCAGCTCAGGCAGGTCCAGGTAGTCTTTTGCGCTCATCCGGAGAACATAGGGCTTGATCCGTTCCTCAATCTGCTTTCCCGCGCCGCGCCGGAGGGTGTAGTCGAATCCATTGTAGTCACTTTCGAAATATTTGGAGCGGTAGTGCGTGATGTATCTGCCGAGGGACGCGCCCTGGTCCATGATCAGCATCTGCCCAAACAGGTCCAGATAGCCATTAGGGATGGGTGTACCCGTCAGGCCCCATCGATACTTGACCTTGGCCATTTTGGGCAGCAACTGCTTGTGCCGCACCGACGACGCATTCTTGAATCGTGTCAGCTCATCGATACACACGATGTCGTAGGGGAGCTGGTGGCCCCAATACTTGTGCATGAGCCAGGGTATGCCCTCTGGATTGATCAGGTGGATGTCTGTGTCCTCGTCTAGCAGAGCGTCCTTCTTAGAGCCGTGGAGGAGGGTGAAGGTTAAATCCTTGAACTGTGTCCAGCGCGCGCCCTCTTGCCTCCACACGAGCTGGCAGACGCGTAGGGGGGCTATGATCAGCATCTGCTTGACCTGGCCCTGCCGTTTGAGCTGTTGGAAGGCGTCAAGGGTTATAGACGTCTTCCCAAGTCCTGGGTCTAAAAGTAGGATTCCTACCCTTCTGTCTTCCTCTTGCATGAACATGGACGCCCGCTCCTGATAGCTGTGCGCGTTCCAAGGCTCGTGAGATAGCGCTCTTTGCACTCTCGTCGTTGTCGCAGATGCAAACATCATAATCCAATTTCAGTAGTAGGTTAATCTTACGTTCTTGCTTGGCGTTGGGAGGCTCACCATCCCACTTGAACTCTATGTAGAGGGGCCTGCCTCCTGGGATAAGGAAGAGCACGTCTGGCCACCCAGTCTCTGCCCCAGGCCCAAAGTAAAACCGGACACTGTAAACACCTATGGGCTTAGCCCATTTGATGATGCGGGCCTGCAGCTTAAGCTCTTCCTTCGCCTGGGTGGGCTTAACCATAGGAGCAAGGCCCACCGTTCGATCGGCGGAAGTGGCACCAGCCGCACAGCGCATTTGGGTTGGCGGGGAAGCGGTCGGCGGCGAGCATGGCCTCTGCGCGCGCAACGATGTCGTCGAAGTAGTCGAGAGCTTCCTGCTTGGTGTACTCTTCGACCACCTCGTCGCCCGTGTCTAGAAACCATAGGCGGGTACTGATTGTCTCCAGCTTCCCCCCCGTTCGGAGAACAGATACCCCGGCGTACAGTCTGAGCTGATCAGTATATTTGTCCATGCTCTGAGGCCGGAACTTGCCAGTTTTAAAATCTATAATGTCCGCGTGACTGTCGCCATAGTCGAGGAACGCGTCAAGGGACAGGCGCAGCCATGCGTCCGGCGCGAACTTGCCTGTCATCTTCATCTTCTGGGTGAATGTCCAATCCTCCTCCACGATAGGGTGCATCTCTTTCAGCTCCTCCAGTTGGGAGGTGAAGGCCGCGCCGGAGGCTGGGACCATCTTAACCTTACCGTCCAGGTAGTCCGCGACCTCTTTGTGTACCTTAATCCCACGCCACATGGCGTCGCCCTTAGGCTCCTCCAGCTTGTCGATGTTGCGGTATTTGAACAGGGCCGGGCACTGCTCATAGCAGGTCAGACGGGAGTAGGACCAGAAGGTGTTCCAGGGTCTAGCTTTTGGCATCATCTTTCCCGTCTATAAAGAACTTCGTGACCTCTGCCGGGTCCATCTTGAACAGCTCGGCAAAAACAATGCCCGCCATCTTCTCATACCCGTCGCGAATGTCTGGGTCGAGCTGGCTGTACAAGGGGCTGGTTAACGTGCTCACGCTCTTGTATATCGCAAGACCGCAGTGCCTCCGCATACGGATGAGCTGGGCGAGATCATCCCGCTCATGTAGGTTGGTTCCGTTCTTCGTCATGCTGCTTCCCTCTTGTCGTCGTAGCTCTCTAAGTTACCCCAACGGTCCCCGACCTTGCCGGACGAACGCATAAGAAGATCCAGGACAACGCCTTCCATCGCTTCTAACAGGTAGAGCATCTCCTGCTCTACAAGGTCTTCGTGGCAGCTTATGTTTATCTCATCATAGACCGTGACCAGAAACCGCGTCGTCGCGTGCCTACGTGGGTCTTCGTACCAACGGATTAAAGCTTCGTATGTGATGTCCGCTGCAGAGCCTTGACAGTAGTAGTTGATCAGCTTGTAGAGGTAGTGCCTGATACGCCCATCAACCAGTCGCGGCTCCTCGCAGAAATAGCAGCGCCCGCCCCAGGTCCGGATTGGGTCGCCTTCATCGATAATCTCTTTGATCACATCGTTGACATGAATACGGCCTGGAAGGGCTGTGTCGTGGAACTTCTTAAACCTCTTGGCGTCGGCCATAGTACAGCCCTCATCCAGGGCCGCGTTGAGCGCCTTCTGAGCCGCAGGGACGCCGCCGCCGTACAGGCCTTGGAAGTTCAAAATCTTAACAGGCGTCCGGTCCAGTGCAACACCGACCAGCTTCTCCACCTCATCCCGAACCCAGCCGTGGGGGTCGAGGTCTGGGTCTGCCTGGTACGCCTCTAGGAGTGGCCCCTGCTCCACATGAGCGAAGGCACGCATCTCCTGCCCGTCGAAGTCGCGGTGACAGAACACATGGCCGGGGTCGGGCAGGACGTATGCGCGCACATTGGGAAGGGGTGGCAGGCCCCACTCGTTGCCATCCTCAAAGTCGAACTTCTCCCGATCGGACGCTTTGAAGTCTTTAGGTATGTTCAAAAAGTTTGGGTTAGAGGTGGACGGCCTGCCTGTCCGAGCGCCGCCGTCTGGGCTGCGGACCTGGTTCCAGACCGTGGATATGATCCCGCCGCGCTGCTTGGCCTGGGCCTCCCACGGGCGGAGGAATGTGGACAAGGTTGTCTGCACCTTGTTGCGGTAGAAGAATAGGCGGGCGACGTGCCTGTCCTTGAACATCTCAAACTTAAGATTGTCCTTGGAAACACTCCGTAACCCTGTCTTGGTTAGGGTCCAGTCGTCGTCGTCGATGCAACCGCTATCACTAAGAGCATCAGCAAGTTGAGCGTCAGAAGCAATGTTAAGATCAGGGGCATCCAGAGCGCTTCTGAGGAGGTCATCGGCCTGTTCAAGAGCCGCCTCGTATCGCGGTACATCGCGCTCCAGCGCTTCGATATCCACATGTATGCCATCCCGTTCGTTCTCCATAAATATAGGCATGACGCGCCGCGTCCGGTCATAGGAAGGTACCATACGGTACTCATCCACTACGGGCAGCATCGTCTGAAACAGCCCCCAGGTTCGCCCCACATCGCCAATAGCGTACTTTCCGACCAGACCTGCTGGGCACTTCGATATCCACGCCCCAGCGCTGTTAGGGCCAGACTTAGCCTTAGTTATGTTGCCCCCATGCTTGGCGACCAGCCGCTTGCGGTGCTTCCAAACATAGTCGGCTATCACGTCGCGCTCTTCTGGTGGCCAGTCCAGCCACTCCTCCGCAAGCTCCTTAAGCGCCAGGGACTTGCTGTGCGGCTCCAGGAGAAACGCCAGGAACATCGTGTCGTGTACGCGGTCCCACGGCAGAGGGTCTAGCCCCATGCGCTCATAGGCGACGTGTAGGTCGAACTTGGCGTTGTGGAACAGGACAGGGGCGTTGCTGCTCCAGATACTCTCCAGCACGCGCTTGGCCTCGCGCTTGGTGCAGTTGTTGCCTTTGGGGTGGCCCCACGCCAGATAGTCCTCGTCACCGTTCACCCAGCGGATAGCGACGCCGACTGGTTCAGGCGGGAACTCCGGCCAGTATTGCGCAATCGCCTCTGTCTCGAAATCGACTGTAACGGCGCTGTCTATGAGCGTATCAATGGACACTGTTGGTCCTCTGAATGTCTACGACCTGCACCCAATCTACTGCCAGTATGTCGTCCTGCGCCATAGGGTATGGGACGATCACTAAGCCTCCTTGGGTCTGCCCGCAAAGGTGTATGGTAGGGGGGATAGTGGCGGTCCGCTCTACGTCACCTACTAACACTATAGCACCGTCAGTGTGAGCCTCCTCCAGGAACACGAACAAAGATGTGGGAGGCCAGGAGGTGCGGCGGAACAGTAGCCCCTCCTTAAGGCCGTGGACGACCGTTGCCGTATCTACCAGCATATCTTTGCTGGGGGCGGTGTACTGTGTCACGGCTTCACCGCCTCGCTTTTTTACGGGCCGCGATACTGTTCTTGCCCTTCACCTTAGGTGCAGCCAGCTCGTCCTCAGAGGGAGCCTCATAGCCTTTGAGCAGCATCTCGCGTGCCTCATCTACACGGCTAAGGATAACGCCTAGGCACTCGTCTGAGAGGTCGCCCTCGCCGATCTTCTCTACCAGCTCAAAGTCGATAGTGAACTGGTTCTCCGCGTCTGGCTCAACAATGATGTTGGACACGACGGCGAAGGGCGGGAGCTGGTCCTGCTTGGTCAGAGAGGAGGCGTATTTACTGAACGCCTTCATGTTGGTTGGGGAGAGACTGAGCTGGAAAATGGGGGCGTCGCGGTAGTGGTCAGCGTCCACATACAGCTCTTCAGAGTAGTCTCGCTTACCCTGCTTAATAAACTCGCCGGCAAACATCACAGCTAGGCGTCGGCGGTTGCCGCATTTCTTCCCGCGGCCCTTGTCTGCGGACCCCCACTTCGAAAACTCACACTTAGAGCACTCGGCATCGTCGCCGTCGGACTGAGCGATGAAGTAGTCTCCGTCGTCTGCCTCCTCAGGGAACTTACAGGCTTCGTCGGCTGCCAGGTCTTTCTCGGAGAACGCCAGGGCGAAGCACTTAGGAGGGAGCTGCACGTCTGGGTCATACGCGTGGTCGTAGTAGGCGTTTTCGTACACGTAATCTACGATGATAGCGAGCATCTGGTTGCCCGGCAGTTCGTCCTCACCGATCTTCATTATGCCACCACGGACAGACACGCGTTGAGAGGTGATCTTCTCCTCTGCGGCGTACTCTTTCGCTTTGACGGCCAGTTGCTTTTTATACTTCTCAATTGCGGTGCCCATGTTGGGTCTCCTATAGCTTGGTTAGGCTGATTGATTTCAGCAAGATTGTGTTGATACCTGGAATGCTGCCGTCCACGAGAGTGTCCATGATAGCCTTGTCTGACAGGCGCTTCTGCAGCAAGTCAAAGCGGTCCTCATCCACAACATAGTCGTAGAACTGCTCCCAATCCTCAACGATAGGTTTCTCGTTGATCTTAAGCTGCGCCCGATAGGTCTTGCCCGCCGCGCCAGTGTCGTACTCCTCAGAGCCTAGGCTGGATATGAGATGCTCTTGCAGCTCCGACGCGCGCTTACGCACAACGTCAACCTCCTTCTGCATAGCGGTGGCAAGGTCTTTGACCTTTTTCAGCTCGTCGGCGCAGCGACCTAGGCTGGAGGGGATAGGGTCTCCCGCAACATAGCTAATCTTCATCGTTCAGGCTCCAGTGGACTTTCAAGGTGTACAGATCCAGAAGACTTTCAAGGTTTTCTTGACAATCCGTGAGGTTGTCCAAGACGGAGGATAGGCGGTCACATGCTTCATCTAGTGCGAGGGCTGGTCTGCCTTCGGGAACGTTGTCCGTCTCGTCTGATACGTCGTCTCTGTACTCCTCCAGTGAGCTACACAGTTTCTCAACTTGAGAGATGTACTTTTTAATCTGGGGAATGCGTCTCTTATTCATCGTTCAGGCTCCTTATAAGTGTCTCTTTTGCAGCAGTCAAAACGGCCATGTCTGGCACGTCATCACTTGTGGAGGTGTCGGGGTGGCAGGCACGGGCCTTCGCTTTGAATGCAGCAGCAATCTCTACGGCCCCCGGGAATGCAGTCTCAGCAAAGCCCAAAGATTTAAGCGCCCTAGCGCGATTCCTCTTCTTCGCTAGCTGCCCGTCCGGTCTACGCAATACCACGTCTTGTCTCCTATTGTAGTGTGCCCTGCCTATGACGAACTGTCAAGACTTCGTTTGCGTGCAGCGCGTTTTTTAGCAGGTGTCATGCTTAATGCGGACTGACCTTTGGCGTATTCGCGGTAGGTCGGGAAGCTGGCCATATACAGCTCGAAGTCCTCCTGCGTAAGCTGACGCTGCTCCCACTCTTCCCGATCGGATATGACCAAAAACTGAGACATCTGCCCCC